TTACTCCATTTGTTTTGTGTTCCAGTTTTTGATCTACCAGTAATAATCTTAACCTGAGTCATTCCATTCTCGTTAACTTTCTCAAGCATTTTATCTGCTCTTCTCTTTTCATTGGCTCTATAATCAAACCTCATGATTGCATCTCCTTCTATTTCCCTATATCTCCATTCTGCAATAGGTATAGTTTTCATATCAGTAGTACAATACCTAGTCATTTTATTAGGCAAGAAGTAACCTCCATCCTTCATCTTATACTGCTTAATTGTTTCCTCAAATGTCTTACCAGTTACCCAAGTAATTTCTCTTCCTATGTATTGTTCAAGGTCAAGAATAGTATAGATAGTCATATCATCTTCTGCCGTTCCAATGAATGGGGCTTGTATTCTATCCTCTACTTCTCTGCGTAACTTCTTATCTGTGAACTTGCAGTTCTGATCCTCTACTCTGACCAAAGAAAATACATCGTAATCAGCAGGGTAATTTGCTGCTATATAACTAGAGGTCTTGCCTCCACTTAAACTATTGATTGTTTTCATGTCTTTAAAATTCATCCATATACCCCTCTAGGGCTTTTTGTAGTTGAATGTTCTCTCTTTGAAGTTCATACAGATCCTGCTTTAGCTTACCATTTTTAATCCTTGCATCTAAGATGCTGCGATCTAAAGTAGTGAAGTAGTCTGTGATATGTCTGAAGATAGCCATCGTATCCATACATATGTTAAACACATCCCATAGCTGATCATCTGTGATCTCTTGCTGATGTCCTAGATATTTGCTGAGGTGATCTAACACCTTTCCTAATTCAGCCTCTTTCTCTAGGTAGTAGAGTTTGTTACCTTCAAAATGGAGATCCATCTATTTCTATCTTTTTAGTTATTAAATCAAATCCATTGACCTTGAAGCCACAATTACCTTGAGTAGATTCTAGCTTAATAGGAGAATCTAATGGAGTAGGTCTACCTCCAGATTCTAACTCCTTCACCTTCCTGACATGGATATGTGTAAAGATCCAGTCCTGATCGTGCTGCGTGTATCTATGAAGTACAAAGAATTCATCCGAGCGGTTCACAAATTTACCCCCTCCTTCAACATCACTAGCCATAGGAGGCATTGTGTGTCCTGCATAATCGTGTGGTGCTCTATGAACTTGCCTCATCGCTTGAGTTGCAGGATGTGTGTTGACTATCGTAGTAACTCCATACTCCTTGCAGAACTTCCTGATGTAGCTTGTTACCTCATAATGGTAATCATGCGTTGAGATCCCTTTGAGATCTTCCTTTCTGATCGTTAGAGAATTATATGGATCTATCATCAGTCCATCATATTGCCAGACCTCATGAATCTCCTCTGCTATCTTTAGCAATTCAAAAGCATTAACTATCAACTCCGAATCTATGAATGCCCAATGACCTTGCACAAAGGCGTGATGCCTCCAGAATGTAGCCTCATCCAATTGATTGATTGGCTTACCTGCTAGGAACTCTATCAGTTTTCTCTGGAGAGATTCCACCTCATTCTCTGAGGAATATACTAGCCACTTAGTGCCGTTCTCTAATGTATGTAAAACTTGAAGGTAGCACATCGTGTGAGTCTTCCCAACATTCGCATGACCAGTAACAACTACGAAGTTTCCCTTCTTAAATCTCAGGTGATCATCTATCTCATTCACTCCAAATCTAGATGCAGGTGCAATCTTCCCTGCTCTTGCTCTCTCTAGATATCTCAAGGTCTGATCTGATTGTACTATGTGTTCGTGTATCATCCCTCTAAATTAACAATAATTTTTAATATCCTCACATAAGAGGAAAAAAAAGGGAGAGCCATATTGCCCTCCCCTGCCTAATCTAATCAACAATTCTTAAAATGGTAGATCATCATCATTAGTACCGCTGACTATTGCCTTCGCTACTTCTATCTTTTCCTCTCTGGAAGAGAAGTGAGTATCATAGTTGGTTTCCTTCTTCTCTGATGCCATCACCCAAGTAACAAAGCTATCAGCTACCTTCAATACATCTGTACTCTTAGCACCTTTATCCTTCAGGAGATCAACTGCTGCTTTCAAGCATGACTGCTTAACTATCAACTCTTGTCTGTTGTCATCCTTACCTGAGTAATTAGGCTTTGAAAAGCCACCACCACCTGAGAATCCACCTTGAGCGTATACTGGTTTGATTCTGTTTCCGTATGTAGTTGCATTCAACTCATATTCTGTCTCTGTACCTACTAGGAACTTATCTTGATCAGGCTTAACTGAGGAGTATTCTCCAGAGTCTGCGTTGTCAAACGATACTAGAAACTTGTACAATGTCTTACCATCCTTGAGTTGGTAATCTCCCTGAGGAGTAACGGATACTACTTTTGCTTTCTTCATGATTATTTAGTTGATTGATTAATTTCTAATGCTGCGATTTGAGCCTCAGGCATTGCTACTCTCTCTTCCATCCATTCGCTACCTATCTGGTGAGCAAAGTTCTCTAGATCATCAATGATCTGATAAAGGTTTTCTGTATTCATATCTCTCTATTAATTGATTAGAGTACAAACTTAGAAATAAAAATTGAGATGTTAAAATAATTTGTTCATTATTTTCCCTTCTATCTGGATCACTGATGTATCCTTTGGGATGTCTGATGCAGGTTCTATACGAACTGCCCTGATGAATTTCTTATTGTCATCTGTAATCATTCCTGCATCTACTAGAGCATCCTGAGTAAACTTGATAGCCATAATGCAGTTGTCTAGATCATAACGATAGTTGACCTTAGCGGTGATGATGCAGTACTCAAACTGAAAGTCATAATCTAGCTGCTTAGATATGATCTCTTTCCATTTTGTTTTCTCTCTAGATCTGAATGTCCAATGAGGAGAGGAATAGAATTTATTAAGGGAAGGAATCTTCCCAAGATGTATCTCTATTTTAGTATGATCATGCATATCCTAATCTCTGTGCATACTCAGCATCTATGTCAGCAATCATTCCTAGATACTTCCACTCCTCAAGTTTAGCATCTACCCTCTGCTGAGGTGTTGAGTCTTTACCTAAGTTCTGGAAAAGCATAGCCATCTCATGAAGATAGCGATCTATATTAGGATCTCTCATTAGGTTGAGTCTTTGATTTGTTAACCTGAAATAACACACCATCAACAATAAGATTCACATAGAATCCCTCAACTGCCCAAGCACTCAAACCTGAGTTGTTAAGCACTACTGCTAATTTCTGTGCTTCTTTCATTGTCATTTTTTAGCCTGATCACATTTGTAATACTTACCAACTTCAAAGTTGTTACTCCTTCTTTGATCATAAAAACCAAAGTGAGAAACAAAGTGATTATGGTAATCATCTACTATCTCCTTGTTCTCAATAGCTAAGTATATCTCTTTTCTAGTCATAAAAAAAACTATTGCGTATATATATTATATATAGTATAGTAGTATTAATGTTAGTATCTGTCTGAAAGACAGAATAGTATATATATATTATAATAGTATAATAGTATAATACTTATTTAGTATATTTTAATAAACCAAAGGTATATAGAATAATTGAGATAATCAAGTATAATAGATATTTACTATTAAACTCCTTTTCCTGATAGATTATCTGAGGTACTTTGATCTCTTTGGAGATCCTGATAGTATCACTAGGGCACTCAACATTGACCTCTATTGTGTCGTAAGACCTCCTCACATCAATCCTAATGCCTTCTCTTATTATTTTGATAGTATCTACCCTTTGAAGAATTAAAGTGTCTGTAAGAGCTTGTTTCTCTGTTATGATCAAAGTATCTATTCTCATAGTTACTGAGTCTATGATCTTAGGATCTTTTCTTATAGCCTTATCCAGATGGTATCTTGCACTACATCCATTAAGCAATAAAAGCAGCCCTACTAGAACTGCTCTCACTTTAATTAACTCCCACATCCTTCACAATCTGGATTATCTATGCTACAAGCATTTTCATTCTTCTTATCATTCGCCATCTCATCTACAAAGTCAGCGAAGCTGTCATCAAATTCAATCATTGGTTTTCTCTTTAGTGAAAAATAAAACAAAGGCAATACCAAAGAAGGCTGCTGCCTCCGTTAATGTTGACTTCTCAAATGCTACAAGCCCGATACCTGCACTAAACAAAAGTACGCCAACTAAGCTACTCTTCCAACTCTTAAAAATTCTATCAATCATCCTTCTTATTCATTAGATACCACTTCTGCATCGTATACCCGATAGTGGCAATTAGTAAAATTATCTTCAAAGTATCCTCCGCTGAGGAGAAGCTAATCATCAAACTAAATGTGTTAAAGCCATAGACTTTCAGATCTCCTAAATTCATGCCATTGTTTGGTATTTGGTTTTATTTCCCTCTTTGTAAGCCATCAGGATCTGACCACGATTGATACTAGTAAAACTCACATGCACCCAATCTGGCTCATTTTCAGTACCAAACTCCCAGATCATTTGATCAAATTCTAGGTTCTCCCTGATATAATCAAAGATCATAGCATTACTAATCTCTCCTAATCCTTGAAGATCTAAAGCCTCCCCATTACAATGCTGAGAGGTCTTGCTACCTCCTATGATCTTATTCAATGCCTCAGATCTATATCCTGAAGTTACACGAATAGGAGATCCAAAGTGATCTCTGATAGGTTGGAATACCTTATTAGCTATCATGATCAGATTAGATAGATGCTCTCCAGTAGGTCTATTGTCTATCCCTTTCCTTTTTGCAGTATCTGATCTACTAGCTTCAGCTAATATTAGATTCTTACTCAGTTTCATCTTTGGATATTGAGCCAATCCCCTGATTCTGGTAATCACCTTTGCAGCATTCTCTAGAATAGCGGTTGCCATCCTTACATAGACATCCTCTGCGCTTGTCTTGAGGCACATTGTATCTAGACTTATTCATTATACTAAATCGTCTTCACTTGGTTCTGGAAAGTATTCTGGGTGCAAAGCCTTACAAGCCTCTGTCCACTCCGCAATAGCAGAAGATGAACCGAAAGTATGTAAGCCCATAGGA